TTCATGCGACTTAATCTTTGAGACTCTGAATCGAGTCTATCCGCAACGCTATTCAGTTTCTTTTCAATCTTTTTGTAGTGAGGGTTGGCTTGGTTTAGGCTATCGCCAAGGTCAGCCATCTTATTTGTGTACCAGCGCAGGGACTTGTCCAGCAGGGAGGCACCTTTCTTGTCTTCCATACGCTCAATGCCACTTTCCATGCTGGTAAGCTGTCGCTCGAGCGCCTTGTATTGCCTTAGCAGGGACTTGTGCAGATCACTCATTTTTTCTTTGCCTTACGCTTTGGCTTAGAATAAGCCTCGTTTACGTCTGGCGTGGAAGGATCATCTGCCTTCATCTGCCCCTTAGAACTTCGGGATCGAGTGGGCTCTGGCCCTTCCACTAAGCGGCGAGAGTCTGGAGTTCTCGTCTTTCCGCTGTAAGTTGTTCCAGCAAGTTCATGCGTTTCGCCAGTGTAGAGTTCACTTGTAGGTAAATACCAAGCCATACTATGTCCTATACTTTCTTACTTTCTTGGCAATTGCTTTGGGCTGAGAAACAAACTGCTTGCCCTTCGCCTTGCCATCCCGCTTTCGTTTGGTTGTAGCCGCGTACTCACTATCGCTAAGTGCTTCAATAGCTTTGCTAGGAAGATAACGCTCACCAGTTTCACTGGACTTCTTGCCAGACTTGGTGCGCCACTTCTGCTTGCCCCAATTCAATAATGACTTCTGCGGGGACTTCATTTGTATCCCCCACCTCTAGCCTTGTAAGTCTTAGCAAGTAACTGAGCCTTGCGCGCCGACCACTGACCCGCCGCAGTCCCATGTGTTGCGCGATTCTTTATTGCATTGAATAGAGACTTGCGCATCTTGGGCTTGGTGTAATTGCCAGCAGCATTGACAGCCATTACTTCTTATCCTTCTTGGCCTTTAAGATCTTACGCTTTAACGCAGCAGGCAACTTCTTCTGCCCAGCGTTTAACATTGATTGCGCCTTCTTGGGGCGACCAACCTTTGAACCATACGTTCCTTTACCCATTGGCATTACTTATCTCCTCCTAATGCACCAAATACAATCATACCACCTTCAACGACCTTGGCACCTTTGTATTGTTCAGCTTCCTTAATTAAGGACTGCAAGCGCTTCCGCTTTGCGACTAATGACACCTTAGACTCTTTACCCTGTAAAGCACGAACACCACGGCGCAATGCCGTCACAACATTCTTAAATGGCTCGCCGCTGCTTCGATCTCCTATCTTAGCATGTTCATAGTCAGGTATAGTTGATAGCTCCCTATTAACCTTCTTTAACAAAGAAGTGGCGCGACTAGCCGATCCCTTAGGCATTATGCTGTATCCCTATTCTTGTTTCTCTTACTTATAGCTCTAGCCTTGGCACGTGCATCAGCCTTACTACTGGCACCCCACGCTCTTAGGCTGAGAAGAAGACGAGTCGGCTCACCACTGGAGTCACGCTCTGGCCCATTCATCCCCGCCATTCTTGCAAGGAAAGAAGCACGGCGCGGATTGTCGCCGGACTTAACAGGAGGCTTTAATGTCCCCTTCTTATAAGAGGCACGTCCCTTGGCATTTAAACCACCTTTGGGGTTCTTACCCTCTTTCCTAGTCCAAGCCGGTGTACTCATAACGAATCTCCTATGCGAACCTTTCTAGGTAAAAATATTTTCCAAGGCAACGCACAAAAACCTTTGAGGGAAAAAACGAGTGTAGGGGACCACTGACACTGACGTAGTTGGCAACTTTTGACCCACCCCCGGTCATGACAGATCGATGGCAACCTTAATGTCCCCCGCTACCTGTACCTGTGAGCGATCTATAGGCTTGAAGCCAGCTCTGTCTAGTATATCCTTGGACGCTTCGAGCTGAACGTACTCAGACCTAGCACCTGACGCTAGCTTTAAGACCTTGGCAACAGCTACTGTAGCATTCAAACCGAGCTGTTCACCGACCCTTTGCATCATGTACTGCTGCACGTGTGGTTGACGTAAGGCTCTGGAAGCGCTTACTCTTCCTGAATCTCCCTTAGCGTATCCCGCTTCTTTAGCAGCTTGAGTGACACTACAACCAGATGCTACGAGTGTATCAACCAACAGTGTTTGTTTGTCAGTTAATTTCTTATTCATAATCTCATTCATTGTGACCTCTGTAGCCCCCCTCTCCCTCTCTCCCCCCACCATAGCCACATCATCCGTTGCGGTGTCAATCCGTTACGTGGCGTCACACTGTCATTTAGGTATCATAGTACCTCGTTTAACCATTGACAGGGCGATCCCTACCGGGCCGCGCTCTCGTGCAAGCATCGAGCCCCTTCAGGTCTCGACCCTGTCGGGCTTCCATCGCTATCGCAAAGAGATAGTAAGAGATAAGAGAAGAAGAAAGAATAGAGCGCTATCGCGCAAGTGAATTATTGCCACCCCTCGCTAACGCTCGGGGCGTCTTTCAACGGTCAAAACCGTCTGGTTCCAGCCCGTCATGGCTTATTCCCCAAAACATTCGCAAGGGTACACTTCGTCCTGCGGCCCTTGCGAACGTCGAGCCTCGCTCTGCTCAGTTTGTGGATAACCCCTGTCGTTCTGGCCCCAGCCGCTTTCGTCCGCCGAAAGACTGTGGGGGGTGGTAACTGAAAATTAGGAGAACAGAAAATGACTAACCTTATAAATGCAATCATCGAAACATATACAAACCCAACTGAGCTTTACATCAGAACAAGCAATACAGATCGCTTTGCTGGCAATGATGGCTGGAAACAGGTGGACACCTTGGCCTTCCACGCAGAGCGCAAACTAAAGCGCGAGATTCAAGACCTTGAGTTCTGGATTCCAAAGCAGGCAGACCGCGAGGCAACTGCAAAGCAATGGGCGCAGCGGTATCGCAAGCAGTTCAATGGCGATGAGATCAGCACAACCAACCTGACCAGCTCAATTGCATCCTACAAAGCAGAGGCATTTGCTTTAACCGTTATGCAATCAGAGCTTGCAGCGGCACAGGTGGCACTCAAGGAATTGACGGGTGGCACTTACACCACAGTCAAAGATGAGGCAGACGCGGAATTGCCCGCAGAGATTGCCTCAGTCTTTGCGGAGATGGACGCCATCGAAGCAAGCAACACAAAGCCCAAGAAGAAAGGGGCCGCGTGACAGGCGGGGGCTCAGGCCCCCAACCAATTCAAGCTAAGGTAATGGGGGGTCAAACGGCCTCCCAAAAAATTCGTCGGTCGCTTCGCTCCCTCCATGGGACAGGGTGACATAGTATCAATGCCACTGAGACAACGAACAGGTGGCAGAGATCGCAGCGGCTCCGGTGTCTGCCTAGATATGGCGCTGGGTTTGCTCAAAATTCTATTGCAAAAAATGAATGACGTAACGTCACTTGCAATTGATATAATCAATCACTTGCTGCATACTTGCAGTACAACAAAGGAGAACGTCATGGACATGACACCAACAAAACGGAATCTTATGACTCAACTCGAGCATATGATAGAAGAGATTGTAGATCAAAAACTCAACGAGCGTATGGATATAATCAACGAGGCTAAAGAGTTTGATATTGCTGACCACACATCAGAGATCGAAGACATCATTGGTGACTTCATTAGATGCAATGTAAGCTTGGAGATAAACACATGAGTACCGTAGATCACATCAGCTACCTTCCTGTCCCGATAATCAATCAATTTGCTTACCAAGATAGAAGCCACGCAGAGATACTCGAATGGGCTGGGCTAATCCCTCATTGGGTAATGGAGTTTGGTATCTATGACCATGATAACCTGATTGATTACCTGCAAGAACGCTATCAGTTTGGCAGCCTTCGCAATCGTGCAATGGGAGGCAAGGTAGATGACAAGGGAACTTATCGTTATCCTGAAGACCCTGACCTAGAGTTTCTGGTTCGCATGGATACTAAGCTGGGCCATTGCTACGTCTATCCCTACGGAATCGTTGCGATACCAGATGGCAAAGACAAGCCACATTTAATTGTAAGGATGGACTAATGCGTATGTCACGACAGCACTATGAATTTTTAGCTGATAAACTTGGGCCGCTTGTACCGTGGCCCACTCACCTACACAGTATCGCTGATGAACTTGAGGCAACCAACCCAAGGTTCAATCGAGATAAGTTTATTGAACGTGGAACAAAGGCATGGGAACTAAACTATGTAGGCCCGGTCATAGATGATGAGGTGCCATACGAATGAAACGATATAGAGTGTCAGTCGCTTGCCCAGAATGTACTGGCGATGGCTTCATTGAAGTCGAGCGTATGCCAGCAAGATCTTCATACAATGATGCACCAGAACCATACTGTGAGGCAGAACCTTGCGATAATTGCAATGGATCTGGCGAAGTCATGGCTGACGATGTTGACTTTGAGGAGTAAGTAATCGCATACATGCAGTATGAAACCTTACTTCTCACAACTGCAAGCATTAGCCACTGAGCTAAACATTCCTTTGCTCGACGCGTTTGCTCGGGCGAAGGTTCCAACTTCTACCTATTACCGTTCAGCAAACGGAACAAATGAAATGAGGTACGACACAGCTTGTCGTATCTACAAGGCTATCTATGAAGAACACTCGTCTGTCTCACAGCTATAACGAACTTATAGAAATGTTAGCTGAGGCAAGACGAGAAAAAAAACTCAGTCAGCCTGAGCTAGCAAATATTATAGGCTGCACTGAATCACTCATTCATAAATGGGAGCAGCATAAGCGTGTCCCTTCTGGATTCTTTCTTATGTGCTGGCTCGAGGCGTTAGACTATGAAATCGAAGTCACGAAAAAGAAACGAAACAATTGACTGTGTTGCTTGCCAAGTAAGAACAGATCTATTTGTTGCCATACTTAAAAACAATCACAGTGGCACAATGGAGAAGCATTGGTTTGTTTGTTTAAACTGCTACGAGGAGGACAGATGGCAAATCGTAACAAATCCAAGGGAACTTACCACGAAAAATGGTTTGTCGTTTGGCTCAACAAAATCAAAGCGCCGCTCAAAGCGAAGCGCGTCCCCCTCAGCGGAAGTTTGGGAGGAGAGTATTCGGGCGACATCCACATCGAACTCGAAGGACGAAAGCTGGTAGGCGAAGTCAAGTACAGAGACACGTCTAACTTCCCCAGCCCCTTCACAGTATTAGAAGGTAGAGACATTGCCTTTTATAAAAGACGGAGGGGAACCCCTCAAACCCTAGTCATAATGACAGGGGAACAATTCCAAAAAATAATGGAGGACAGTTATGGAAACTCAAGTCAAACAGATCAAGGCACACCTTGAAACAGGCAAAGTAATCACAGCCATTGATGCCTTGCTAAATTACAATTGCTTTCGCTTATCAGCTAGGATCAAAGATCTAAAAGATCTTGGCTATCCAGTAGATAAAACAATGATTCAAGTGGAAAGCGGCAAGTACATCGCTCAATATTTCAAGGTAAAACAATGAGTAAGCAAGTCGGGCGTGCAATATCAGATGATATTTGGTCAGCAAGTATCAACAGACCATCACATAAAATATACGAGAAGGATCGTATAGAACAGAAAGAAAGATCTAGAAACTGGCAACCCGATTCCTTGCAAATAAATGCTGATCGAATCAAGAAAGGTCAGCCAGTAAGCGAGGATTATCTTTGGGGTAAACTTGCCATGAAGATGATAAGGGGCTGCTTAGTTAGTGAGGAAACTCTTGACGCCTATAGGAAACAATTTCTTATAGAGTATCAGAAACTTTATTCAGAACATGATTATCAGATCAAGCTCAAGACTTTGACTGATAAGCATGAGGAAGCAAGGGAAATTAGTATCTTGCAATAGCTGCATACTTGCAGTAGATTGAGATCAAATAACAAGGGAGAACAAGATGGAACGCAAAGGTTTCATAGGCGGGTCTGACTGCGTAAGAATAATGAATGGTCATTGGCTAACGCTATGGCACATCAAGACAGGTCGATCAGAGCCAGAAGATTTATCTCGTAATGTTGCAGTGCAAATGGGAATACACACTGAGGATTTTAATCTCCAGTGGTTTGAGCATGAGCACAATTGCAGCTTAACTGGATTTCAAAAGCCATTCCGAAAAGAGATCGGTACAGTGCCAGCACAAGGCACAGTTGATGCCACTCTAGTTTTTAAAAATATTGATGGCTCTTGGGATCACTCTATCATCGAGGCCAAGCACACTAACGCTTACAATACCATGGACAAGGTATTGGAATTCTACATGCCACAGTTGCAGCTATACGTTCATATTGCAGATGCAGAAGGCGCTTATCTATCTGTTATCTTTGGGAATAATAAGTGGGAGTCTGTCTATGTCAGTCGCAACAAAGAGTATTTTGATTCAATGTGGGCGGTGGTGTCGGACTTCTGGGGTTACGTTCTTCGCGATGAAGAGCCAGTTGGTATCGACCAACCGGTACAACTTGGGATTGACAAGATCGAGGTGGATCAAATGGTCAGGCGCGACGCAAGCACGGACAACAGATTCGTTGACGCAGCGCACACCTACGCCACACTCGAGGCAGATGCCAAAGCATTCGAGTCAGCCAAAAAAGAAATCAAAGATATGGTTGGTGACAACGAGCGGGAAGTTTACTGCGAACACTTAACAGCCAAGCGTGACAAGCGCGGAGCAATTAGAATAACAAGGAGAAAAACATGAACAATAAAATTATTGCCAAGCTACTCAAAGCAAGAGCAGCCATTCAGCCAATCAAAAAGGATGGCACAAACCCACACTTCCGCAGCAGCTATGCCACGCTCGAGGGTGCTATTGAGGCGGTGACACAACCGCTATCTGACAATGGATTCTTTCTCACTCATGTTACTGGTGTTGACGAGTTTGGAATGTTCATCACTACAGAGCTTATCTCTGAGGAGGATGGCATCACTGTTATGCGTACCAGAGTGCCATTGGTTGTTGGCAAGAATGACATGCAGGGATTGGGTAGTGCCATTACCTATGCACGTCGATACGG